TAACTTGTTTAAATAATTGATGGATTTTTTTACCACGTCTATCACATACCCAACAATGCCAAGGATTTTCACCCTTTTTATTTTCAGTCATGTTAACCTCTAATTTAGGTTTATGGTGATTACAAAACGGACAATGATAGGCAAAATTCCCTTTCGATGTCTGTTTACCAGTACCTAATACAGAGTTAACTAAGGCAATCAGTGGTTGATTGAGCATAACTGTAATATACTAAGAAATACTTAGATTACCAAGTTAAGCAAAATCTTTAGTAAAAAATTTTCCTAAAATATTATCATTAAAATAACCTTCAGGATTTTCTAATACACTATATTCAAATAAGTACTTACATTCATAGTAAGTAAGAAGTTTTTTATTAGGAACCAATTGTAGAATTTCACGGGTAAATTCCTCTTGTTTACCTCCTTTTATGAGTTCCATAATTGGTTTAGCAGATCCATAATAAGTTTTCCAGTCCGATTCCTTTACTACCACCTTAGTGGCTGACTTCCTGCCTGGGCCTGTTTGTTCTGCTATTTCCTTTTTTGTTAATTTTTTCTTTACATTATGGTAAAGAACTTTTTTTCCAATATAAGCTTTACCTGTTGGTCTATGTTTTACAACATAAATAAAACCAAAGGTATTTTCTGGGAAATCCTCAATTGAGGAATATGTTTTTTTAGTTAATAACCCGCTGTCACTGTCTGTTTGAGAAAACCATTCATTCATAATATTATCTATCTATGTTTATAAGTATTGTAGTGTCTGTTGTAGGTGATGTTGGTAATGGTTGGGCTAATTTTCCTACTGCTAATAAGTTTTGGTCTTCATCATATAATCCTACAGTTGTAACATATGGAGAGAAATAAGATCCTGTTACAAAACTATAAGGAGTACCATCTGTTGAGCCTGAAATGACTGAGGGATTTAGACTAAAATTATATTCATTTTCTCTAATAGTACATTTATATTGAGTTTCATAAATTATAAATGATGAAGAAAACGAACAAGTTATATTGGGTGATGTAATAAAGTTTTGAGCTATAATAGGATCAGTTAAACCATATACTGCTGTTCCATAATTAGCAAAACCATATCCATCATTTGTAGGATCTGTATCACTTGTTATAATAGCTAATCCTTGTTGGTAAAATATATTACCACAATATTTGTTTTGTTGTTGATAAATTAAATTACCTTCACCATCATCATAAATTGAACCACTATCTGAAGTCCATCTAAAAGTACCAGGTACTATATAATTACCAAATAAATTTACAGGAATGGATAATACTCCAATCTCAGCACTTGAAGAAATAGGAAAATATTTTTCAAAAGTTAATGATGTAGGAAATAAATTAGCGTATCGTCCTACAGATGAAGTAGTACCTACTAAAACATTTCCTTCTGTATCCCTACCAGGAACTAAACTTGATGTTACTGCTGGAAGTCCATAATTAGAACTAGAACTAGCTATATTACCGTAATAAAGTTGTTTGATAGAATCATAAACTAATTCTTGGTATTGGGTAGTTATTTGTCCTGTAGTAGGAGCGGATAGAGGATTAAATGGAGATGATTGAATATTTTTACCTAAGTATCTATCTATTCCAACATTAGAAACTGTTAAAGCAGCAGCACCTTGAAAAGTAAATCCTTTACTTACCTCAAAAGGTGTTACTATAACATCAGAAGATAAAAATTGTTTGTAAGCACCCATCCATTTTAGAAATCTAACTTAACTCTAATCAATGCTTCTTTTGTAAAATCTTTAGGTAAAGGTCTTGACAATTTAGCTACAGCTAATAATTCATTAGTGTCATTGTATAATCCAACAGTTGTAATATATGTTTGAGGACTATTGATAAATGAACTATATAATACTTCACCTGTTGAACCTGAAATAAAACTAGGATTTTCTGAATAGTTATATTCTGAACTTCTAGGTCTTACAAATATATAATTTGATGATATCGTTTCTTCTGAATTTACTTTAAAACTAGCAGCTGATGAGCCTGAAAGGGCTTTAAACATAGTTATAAAAGGCAATTCATTAATAGAAGAAGTAGCAAATCCTGTTGTTGAACCACTATAGGTAAGTCCAACTCCACCACCTGCTTTTACAGTAGATAAAGCTAATGGATTTAAAATAATAGTACCAATATCAGGTAATAACCAACCGTATGAACCTGAATTAGCTGAATATCCTTCAGCTGTGGTCGCAGATCCTGTATATCTAACACCAGCGGAACCTGAAATTAATTGGAATACTCTACCAGCTTCATTAAATTGAACTGAAGAAACATAAGCACTGTTATCTGTTAAAGAAATAGCATCTAATGTTCCTGAAATTTTTAATGTTAATGAACCTAAAAGAATTTTTTCTTTATATCTAGCTCTTTCTAATGAGATAGCAAAAAATTCAGATGCAGTAATAGCTCCAAATACAAAATTAGTATTTTCATCTCCAATTACTAGATCTTGCCATTGTCCATAAACAGTAGATGATGGTGAAGCACCATTTACTAACTGATTATAATTTGTACTTCCGCTACCTAGAACATTTCCATAGGTTAAGGAAAATTGAACTGCTGAGCCACTTAATGTAGATGCAGTATTATATACATCAACAAAAAATTTACCTGATGTACTTGCTACTTGAGTTGAAGAAGTAAAAAAAGTAGATAGGGTTGGGTTACCAGTGGACCAAGCAACACCCGCTACTGAGTCAGAGCTTATTACGAAATCGTCTGCTTCTAATCTTTTAAATGACATAGTCTATATTATTGAACTTTTGTTACTGTTACAGGAATAGTTAAACGAGCACCACTATCTCTACCTTCTACAGTTAATGTAGCATATAAAGCAGTGTTTGAACCAAACAATGTATTTATTGTAGTTGCTCTCAAATTGATTGTAGTTCCTACTACTGTTTTAGAAACATTAGTTCCTAAAGTAGTTTGAACATTTAAAGCTTGTGCTTGAGGTGTATTAACTCCTACACCCTCAAATGTTGAAAATAATCTAACATCAGAAATAGTAGCTGTATATCCACTTGATTCAAAAGTATTACCTCCTAAATAATTTAATGTTTGGGGAGTAATTGCTAATGATGCTCCTTGCTTAATTACAATCGCACTATATCCTAAATCTAAAATAGGCATTTTAGCTGTACCACGAGGTAAAGTTGTTAACTTATACTTCATCATCTGAGTTTCTTGTGGAAACGCTTCTAACAAAGGCATATTAACAATAGCTTCACCATAATAAGCAGAACCAGATGGATGAGTTGGATTGTAAAGAGTATAATCTATTTCATCATCTGCTAAAGAAAATTGAGTGATTCTAAATGAACCATCATTTTTAGCTAATAATTCTCTTCCTTTTGTTGTTAAGATAGCGTCTACTGTTACTACACTATTATTTTGATATCCCATTGTGTTATTTTATTTATTATAAATATATTTACTTTTAGTTTTTATTGAATAATTCCAGCTTTTTTAGCTAAATCATACGGATCATAATTAGGATTGAAATTTTCAGGTATTAAGAATCCTGGGTCTTTATATGAAGGTAAAGTAGATGATACTATATTGGTTTCATTAGGTATTCTTCTAAATATTCTATAGTTTTGATTTAAATATCTTGTAGGTCCTGTGTAAATACCTCCTAAAATAGTATTCGCTATAGAAGCACTTACTGAAGGGATAATATTTATATTTTCATTAGAATCAATAGTTCCAAATTGAACTCTTTGAAGACTGTTATATGAAACATCTAATGAACCAGACATTGAACCACTTCTTCTAGCATCACCAAATCTAATTATATCTCCTGTTACTAAAGGAAATAATGTATTATTGTAATCAACATATAAAGCAGATACACTGTTTGGAGTAGCATTTCCTATTAATTGGTCTTTTTCAGTATCATAAACATAAAAATTAAACCCTGGTCTTAATTTATAATTACCAAAACTACCTGTAGGAGAAGAAGTTAAAGCATCTAAAAAAGCATCAGATTGTCCTAATACTGGGTCTGTATCAGTATCAGTTAAATCACTTAATATACCTGGTCCTATGGTTCCGCTTCCTGTTGAGAAGAAAGTTCTATAAAAACTAGTTACTAAAACTACTGAGGGATCATATTTGTCAAACACATCAAAACTACCACTAGCTATACCAGATGTTGAACCAGAAAGCATACAAACTGTTTGATAATTAGCTCCTCCTTCAATTATAGATACAGATGTATTTTTTTCACCAGCCGCGTAAACAGCAGGTAAAATGTTTGCTTTCAATCCTGGAGTGAATATGTTGGAAATATATGATATATAAGAATTATCTCCGGTTAATGGAATTGCTTGACCTTCAGTATTAATTAAATAAGTACAGTGAATATTTCCTCCTCCAGGTACTTCAGGATATGAAGATTCAATATAATCAAAATAAATAAAGTAATT